GCTCAAGCTTAAAGCTGATGGACGCTATTACCATCCAATCACAGTGGCCACAGTTGCTCGCCAAAATGGGAAATCGACTTACATGCTTGCCCGAATTGCCATGGGTTTATTTCACTGGGATGAATCACTGCAAGTCGGCTCAGCTCACAGATTGGTGACATCTCTGGAGCAGTTTAGATCGCTGGTGGCCATTATTGAGGCACACGACGATTTGGCAAAGCAAGTCAAGCGAATCAGATGGCAACATGGAGCCGAAGAAATCGAAACCTTGTCTGGTAACAGATTCGTTATCAAAGCCGGCGGTTCGGCTGCTCGCGGATTAAGTAAGCCAGAGGTTGTGCATCTGGATGAGCTGCGTGAAATGAAAGACTTAGATTCATTTGCAGCTTTGCGATATACCTTGATGGCTGCAAAGAATCCACAGGTCAATTGCTTCAGCAATGCTGGTGATTCTCATTCCGTTGTGTTGAATTTGCTTAAAGAGCGCGGGATGGCAGCTGCGGCCGGCGCGGTTGATGACATTGGATATTTCGAGTGGTCATCTCCCACAGAAGTCTTATCGATTGAGAATGCAGCTTTCGCCAATCCCGGCCTTGGAATCACAATTCATCCGGATAACATTCGAGCCGTTTTCAATGATCCAATCGAAGTCGTTATGACAGAAGTGTTGTGCCGATGGGTTCAGACAATATCCAGCGTGGTTGGGTCGGCCGAATGGAATGAGTGCCTTAATGAAGAAATTGACCTAGACCCGGAGAAGCTGACGTGGATGGCCATCGACTGCTCACCGGACAGAAAATTTGCAGCAATGGTGGGAGCGCAGAAATTAGGCGATGAGAAATTTATCGTTAAGCTGCTTCACACTTGGGAGAACTCAGTGCAGCTCGATGATCGTGAGATTGCCAACGATGCCGCCAAATACTGCCGCGAATATCCCATTGAGCATCTGCTTTACAGCCGTCGCACATCGGGAGCGGTCGCAGCGAGAATGCAACCAGCCGGAATCCCAATTCTGGACATGGACGGCGATTACCCGCAAAGCTGCGATGAAATGCTGGGCGCAATCAATAGCGGTCGGCTTAAACATCGAGGGCAAAGCGAACTGACAACACAAATGCTCTCAGCTGTTCAATTGCGTCGTGGCGATGGCGGATGGGTATTGGGCAGACGTGCCAGTCAATCAGCAATTCCGGCGGCGGTGGCCACAGCTCTCGTTTCACACTTTGCGACACGCCCAGAGACGGAGATTGACATTCTCGTTGGATAGTGTTCTAGGCGTGGGAAAATTCTTGCATGGGATTCAGAGACTTATTTGTCAAAACATCATCCGTCACAGAGCTGACATACGATGTCTCTGCATCTCTTGCTCCAGTAACGACGCTAGATTCACTCTCGCCATTCTTTCGCGGTAATCGCACAGCTACACGTCAAGAAGCGATGAGTGTGCCGGCCATTGCTCGCGGTCGCAACATCATCTGCTCATCGATTGCATCGATTGGCCTTGAAGTGCGTGATCGTGTTACTGGAATGAGCATTGACCCGCCGCGAGTAATTCGCACACCAGACCCAAGAATTCCCGGCGTCGCGACCTACGTCTGGACTTTAGAAGATTTACTTTTCCATGGGTATGCGTACTGGCAAATTACAGAATTGTTCGCGGACACGCAGCGCGTTAGAAGCGTTCAAAGAATCTCACCGGATCGTGTAACTATCAACACAAATTCAGATTCAACAGAAATTGAATCGTATTCAATCGATGGTCATACACCATTGCCAACATCTGGAGTCGGAAGCCTTGTCGTGTTCTACGGAAACGATGAAGGCTTGCTCAATCGTGCCGGAATGACAATTCGCACCGGTGCAGAATTAGAACGCGCAGCTGCACTCTATGCGCGTGAGCCTGTTCCACAAATGGTATTGAAATCAAACGGAACTGCATTGCCAGCAGATCGCATTGCTAAACTCCTGGAGTCTTGGGGTGCAAGTCGTCGCAATCGCACAACTGCATTCTTGAATGCTGACATTTCGTTGGAGACTTTAGGATTCGACCCAGAGAAATTACAGCTCGCAGCTGCTAGAAGTTACATCGCGACAGAACTTGCAAGAGCTTTGGGAATTCCGGCTTATTTCATTGATGCCGAAACTGGTTCGAGCATGACATACAGCAACGCCAGTACCACGCGTCAAACTTTGCTGGATTTTTCTCTGATTCCACTAATGAACGCAGTAACCGAAAGATTATCAATGCCAGACTTCACGCCATCAACACAGCGCGTCGAATACGCGCTTGATGATTACTTGCGCGGCTCAGCATTAGAACGCGCACAAATCTATGAAATCCTCAATCGCGTTGGCGCATTGAGTGCAGAAGAAATCCGAGTAGCAGAGGACATAATCCGATGAAGGTATTAACACCATTCACAATCACAGCGGCCGATTCAGAAGAACGCACTATCACTGGCCAAATTGTGCAATTCGATACGCCAGCAAACGCATCAACAGGCAAAGTCTTGTTTAAGTCTGGGTCATTGATTCCAGCATCGGTGAAGCTAAATCTGGAACACGATTCAAAGCGACCAATTGGAAAAACGCTATCAATGGAGCTTGCACCAGATGGCAAGTCAATCAATGCGACATTTAAGATTTCAAAGACAACAGCAGGCTCAGATGCAATCCAAGAAGCTATGGATGGATTGCGCGACGGATTCTCAGTTGAAGCAAATGTTTCAGATCATGGATTTAACGAGGACGGCACAATGGTCGTCAATTCAGCGACTTTGGTCGGCGTCGCACTAACACACAACCCAGCATTCGATGAAGCTCGCGTCAGTCATGTCGCAGCAACTACCGAACCAACAACAGAAGAAACATCAACCGAAGGAGACGCAGTGGAACCCACTACCGAAAAAACAGAAGCACCAGCCGCAGAGGTGGTCGAGGCTTCACAGCAAGTCATTCACGCTAATAAGCCAGCACCATATTTCACTTCACCACGATCACCAATTGTAAATCTTGGCTCATGGATGGAACACTCAATCAAGGCAAAGTTGAATCCAATGTCAGATTCTGCACTTTACGTTGCAGCAGCTAATGATGACCTTGGAACAACAAATCCAGCGTTCAATCCGACCAGACAATTGGCAGAAGTGATTAATGCACTCAGCAACGGAACACGCGGAGCAATTGATGCAATCAGCCGCGGAACACTTCCAGACGCCGGGCTTCAATTTGAAATTCCAAAGATTTCCCAAATCGCAGTTGTTGATCCTGTTGCAGAAGGTGGAGCAGTAACAAATACAGGAATCGAGTCAGCTTATATTTCGGTTCCGATTACACGCTTCGCAGGCCGCAACATTCTGACAACAGAAATTATCGACCGCAGTTCACCCGATTTTTTTAACGAGCTTGTTCGAATCATGGGCGCATCCATGGCCTTTGCTCAAAACAAATACGTTGCAAATCAAATCAAGACAGATGGAAACAGAGTTGCGGGAACTTACGCTAATACGGCAGCAGGCTTAATTGGTTACGTTAGCGATGCAAATGTCGCTGTATATGCAGGCACTCAACGCTTTGCACGTAACATCTTAGTATCGCCAGCACAATGGCAAAATATCATGGGCTATAACGATAATGGCACACCGCTATTTCAAGCTTATTTCCCACAAAATCAAGTCGGTCTAGTTAATGGACAGTCACAGCGCGGCTTAGTAATGGGCTTGAATTTCTACGTTGATAATTCTGGTGAATTTACTGGAACAGCCGATGATTCAATGGTTGTTCTTGAGCCAGACGCATTCACATGGTATGAGAGCGGAAACTTCCGTCTTGATGTTAATAAGCCATCTGATGGCACAGTCGAAATCTCGCTCAATTACTATGGCGCATGTGCAACAAAAGTTGCCAACGGCGCACAGATGAACAACGTTTAAAAAATCACTAATCATCGGCCACAGCCGCTCCCGGATGTGGTCGAGCAGTAGAAGGGAACGGAAATGCCACAAATAGTCACAGCCGCAGAACTGCGCCAAATTCTTGGCGT